TTCCCAGAGGAATTTGACGATGGGTCAGTGGAGGTCAACACACAACCCCGTCAAACAGGTAACGTGGTAGCACCTGCAAGCAGAAGCTCAAAAAAGCCACGCAAAGTTACGTTGACCCCTTCCGCAGTCAAACTCGCCAAACGACTCGGTCTGACAAACGAACAGTATGCGGCGCAAATGATGAAGGATAGTAGATAATGGCTGAACAGAGAAAACCACGCAACCTTGAGACTCGTGAACAAGGTGAGCGTCGAAAAAACTGGCGTAGACCTTCTGCGTTGCCGACCCCCGAACCCCGCGATGGTTTGCACTTTCGTTGGATTCGCACTTCCTTATTGGGTCAAAGCGACAATCCGAACGTGTCTACCCGATTCCGCGAAGGGTACACTCCTGTTAAAGCCGAAGACTATCCAGAGCTTTACGCTGTTTCTGATCTCGATTCCAGATTTCAGGGCAATGTAGAAATTGGCGGGTTAATGCTTTGTAGTATTCCCGAAGAAATCGCGCGTGATCGCGTCGAGGGACAGCTTGCAAATGCACAAAATGCTGCGGATGCTGTTGATCGAAACTATCTGCGTGAAAATGATCCGCGTATGCCTGTTCTTCAATCAGAACGGTCAACGCGCACCTCATTTGGCAGGTAACTGAAAAAGTTCAATTGAACTTCTAGGGTGCTTGCTTTGTTCAAATTGTAGAAAAAAGGAAAAGGCAAATGTCTTCTACTGCTGCTCCCTTTGGACTGCGCCCCATTGGTCGTTTGGATAACGGTTCACAAGAAGTGTTCCGTCAATATCCTATTGCTTCTGCCTACGGAACGAACATCTGCGCTGGCGATGTCGTTCAACTCGTAGATGGCGGCGCTGCGGTGACCATTGAAAAGCAGTCTGCTACAGGGGATGATACTACCGCTATTGATATGGTGGGTATCTTTATAGGCTGTAAATATACAGACCCTAACACCAATCAACTTACATTCAGTCAGAAATGGCCTGCGAGCACTGTTGCGTCTGACGCAATGGCGTATGTCGTTGACGACCCGAATGTGTTGTTTGCAATCCAAGCTGACGGTGCGCCTGCTAACACAGGTGATATCTATGGTAAGAATGCTGTGTTTGTTCAGACCGCTCCAAATACCACGCTAAACATTAGTCGTGTGTCTTTGGACATCTCTGCAATCGGCACAGACCCACAGAACCCAATTCGTATCATCGACTATCTTGGCGGTGATCAGGGTGATGAAAAGGGTACTTCTTTCCCTGTTCTGGTGTGTAAGTTTAATTACCATCAGCACACGTCAACCACTGGCTCATCGTAAGGAGGTTGAGATATGGCTATTTCACGCGCTCAACTACTGAAGGAGCTTCTGCCGGGTCTTAATGCATTGTTCGGTTTGGAGTATCAAAAGTACGAAAACGAACATGCAGAGATTTATGAGACTGAAAACTCAGAGCGTAGCTTTGAGGAAGAGGTTAAACTTTCTGGCTTTGGCGCTGCGCCAATTAAGCCTGAAGGCTCTGCAATCTCGTATGACAACGCACAGGAGTCTTTCACTGCTCGTTACAACCACGAAACGGTTGCTATGGGCTTCTCCATCACCGAAGAGGCGATGGAAGACAACCTGTATGACTCCTTGTCTGCACGTTATACAAAGGCTCTAGCTCGCGCTATGGCCTACACCAAGCAGGTAAAAGCTGCGAATTTGCTGAACACTGGATTTGATACATTCACATCTGGTGATGGTGCATTCCTTTTCAGCACGTCGCACCCAACCGTTGCTGGTGGTAATAACGCAAACCGTCCTTCGACGGATGCAGACTTGAACGAAACCTCGCTTGAACAAGCGGTTATTGACATTGCTGCATTCGTTGACGAACGCGGCTTGTTAATTGCTGCGCGTCCTCGCAAGCTCATCGTTCCACCTGCGCTTATGTTTGTAGCAACTCGCTTGCTTCAGACTGAGCTTCGTACAGGTACTGCGGATAACGACATCAACGCTCTGCGTTCAAATGGTTCGATCCCAGAAGGTTACCGCGTTAACCACTACCTTACGGACACAGATGCGTTCTTCATCACTACAGATGTTCCAAACGGAATGAAGCACTTTGTGCGTACTCCAATGGCAACATCTATGGATGGTGACTTCGATACGGGTAACGTGCGCTACAAAGCGCGTGAGCGTTATTCCTTCGGCGTTTCTGATCCGCTCGGAATTTACGGTTCACCCGGAGCGTAAATTGTG